CCGGGATGCAAGGCCTTCATTGATTGTATCCCGGGTTGGACCAGAATTACAGGTCCAAGGTGCTTAAACTCTAAAAGTTGAGATTAAGCTCGACAACAGTCTTCCAACTATTGCCGAAGTCTTGGCCTAGGCCAAGATCAGGCGGGATGTAGTCCCATCGTGAACTACATCTCGCCTTAATTCTGGTAAGCCTCCGTTGAAGACGATTCGAGACTTTCCCAGCCCTAAAGGTTCCAGCCAAGGCACCAAGCATTATCGCGGATGGGTTATTAAACCAGCCGCGAAGTAATGGAGGATGCCGTTGAACATCTGTAACGCTTACGAAGTCCTGAAGAATGTGAAGGTACCGGTATCGAAACCCACCGGTTGCCTTACATTTTAGAGGAGATCGTAAAAAAGCAAAAGGAACTTTAACGCCTGCTGTATCCATCTCGTCAAAAGGAATAGGCAAAAGCCTACACCCCTTGAGAAGGTAGGATATAGTATTTGTTAAGAGTATCCCATGCTGCGCGCTCCAAACGTTCAGCCGATTGATAGCTGAATACCTGTCGCAAACGTCCTTAAGCGTCTTAATATATACGCCACGGACGTTGTAACCATGATAATAATCATGGCCACACGACTCACGGAATAGTCCTTCATTGAAGGACTTATCTATGTTAACACTAAAGCCACAAAGAGACAAAAGTCGACAGACGAGGTCATAAGCCTCTTTTCTGACGATTATGTCATCGCCAAAAACGGCGAAGTTGCCTAGTGAATGTCTACTAGGACGCTCAAGTTTAATACCTCGAGCTCTATAGACACCATAGACGATAGCAGAAAAGAACAGAGTTTGCAACGGGAACGTATAAGCATTTCCCATGCTACTCACCATATGTAACTCCACCTTGGTTCCATCTGGAAGGATGGTTAGTGGCGAACGAGCCATCTCAAGAAGCGAAACTACACTTCTCGGGAAGAACTCGCGCACCAGACCAAGAGACATCGAGTCGGAAGCAGAAGAGAGATCGATAGTACCAAACTCTCCAGTCTGAGACCCGAGCCGAGCTAGGAGACGGTTCTTGTTTGGCTGCGTCGAGAGGTCGATACCACTTACCTCACGAAGCCGCTTTTCGAGGACTGCTCCTATACCCTTCTGAAATAACATATTACAGACGGGTTCGGTACATATGGTTCTGCTTATCTCCGTAGTTTTAGGGACGAAAGATAGGCGACTCCCTCGCACCAGTTCGGTTCCGCATTTAACACGTCTGACAGATTCAACATCAGACCATAAAGCGTCTTCCGAAATGGCTTCCATATAGAAATAATGGAGAGTAGAGCTAGTTGCCGCCATAGTTCCAAGTCCTACCTTCTGTAAGAAGGATGTACCGGGAGAGCCTATGTTGGCACCGTTACCTAAGCCAAAGTTCTGGCCAATTTGACCCAGTGTAAGGACATCCTCAGGAATACCGAGGGCATCCTCTGGATCGCGTTGAAAGAAGCGAAAGATGTAATCCTTAGCTTCGCCAAGAGCAATGGCTTCGATTTCGGAAGTGCATGGATTAACCAGGTCGAACGTCCTACATTTCTCGTTTATTTGCAAAAATAAATCGAGAGCTCGCAGGTCGGCCTCATTGGATTTCTGATCCTGATATTTCTTCAGGAAAGACTTCCGCAAAGACTGCATAGCGAATGTACGATCGTCCATTCCTGGATAAGGACTAATAGTCCCATTCCATCCAGCACTCAAAAGATCTAAGTCGAGGTAGATTGGCAAAATACCAGCGTAATCACGCATAGCATCTCCAAATGTGACGCGATTTAAGTACTATTCCGAGCAACCAGTCTCTCTTTCGAAAGACATGCCACTGCAAAGGTCCTCTAACCAGATTCTAGATGATGCCGGAGACAGAAGAATCTCCGATACCAGCCGAGAGTTGGTTAAGAGCCCCAATTGCAAGAGCAATGGCAGCCCGGACATTAGCAGGATCGACAGTATCGCTACCAGCAGGTACATCCAAAATTGTGGTGACTTGCATAGTAGCATAAGGTTGAGCCGCTAATGGCAAAACGCCCTTACGGACGATTTGCTTATACGTATTACGCGGAACATCTTTCACGAGTCCCGTAACAGGATTAGGTTTCCCAAGAACACGGAAAACCTTAGGCTTGAAAAAGGACACAGTGAAGGGAGATGCAACTGAATGCGTAGTAACGCTGGTTTGCGTCCCGCCCAGCGCCGTAACAGCCCACTGCTTTCCGTTAACATCAGGTGCAGTGTCTGAAACGATCGTATAGGTCGGGGCCGTAAAGCCAGTCTGCGCGCCCCCTGTAACGGGGGTAGTTAGAGCATAAGTCATGCACGTTGCCTTCCAGAAGCGCTTAACGGAAACCTCTTAAGGTATTCCCTCGGCGCAGGTTTTGGGGATGCAAACCGCTTGCTTGACCAAGAAGAGCAGCTAAATTCCATAGCTGACCGCTCGACAGACCAAGATCCAACGAGAACGTAGGTAATGGTACCCCAGTTCCCGGAGAACGAGAAACGGTCTTGCGCGTAAACGAGTAATATGCAGGACCACCGATTCCCTCACCTGAAGTAACGCTGAGGTTCGACTTAGTCGTCTTCCAATTCGGTATAATGCTTCCCTCATAAAGAGAGTTGCGTATCACCGTTTTGTTAACGAAAGCTATGTCGGCCGCAGAAGTAACAGCAGATGTAAGAATATCACCAATATTGGTGAAGTAGTCCACGACAAACGACCAGGGAAGCAATTCCCAAGCGGTAGGAATGAATTCACTCGGTGTAAAACCGAAGAGTTTCCAGTCCCCCCACTGCGTCGCTTGTACCCGAGAGACTAAAGCTCCTTTGTACCTGACAGTAGTTTTGTTATACAGGTTTGCACTCTTGTCACACGTCGGTCCCCCAGCAATGGGCGGCCGAGGTATGCCATTAGTGTTATCAAACCCGCTTAACGAGCTACTTAAATCGGCTTCGCGAACAGCGCCCGCGGATAAAACTTTTCCGCGCTTGTCGTTCACTAACGTCGAATAGGCCTTGGCCGCATCTTTAACATCGTTAATAAGAGGCGTCCAACCGAAGGAGAACTCGAGCCAGAGACCACTAATGCTTTTAGTCCAATGTTTAGGACTGGCGCGCTTTGCTTTACCTAGCGCATCCAGATAACCTAGATTCTTGGACCAGAGAGCACTCGCGGGTCTGCGTAACATGTGCATCGTCTCACGTAACTCGCCGAGAAACGTAGGTCCCGAAAAGGCAACCTGCTGCTTTCTTAGCGCTTTATAGAAACGGGCACGTGCTGCATTATCGGCGTCTGATATATCCATGGTCGGCTGCTTGGGCGTTCGGGTAATATCCGTGTCACAAAGACCCGGATCACCTTGAACGTGCATGTAGCCTGAACCATCTGGGTTGGTATAATCCAAACTCCAGGTTATTTGCTCACTATTGACCGTATCCCAGATAGCGTCCATGCCAGTTGTGGCATTTCCGCCATCAGCGATAATCTCTTTCCATTTCGGTAAAGAAGAACCTGTGCGAGTCCGCGTGGCGGTAGAGATACGAGAAATCGTACTGCTACCGCCAGTGTTCCCGAACACGTCCTTCACCGAGTTAGAAAGTCTTACCGGAAAGGATACTGATTGGTCTTTAGTTGGCATTTACAGCAACAGGAATATCAGCAGGTCCAGAAGCGCGAGCTTCGGCCATTACGGCCTTAACCTTGGCAGTCTGTATGGCATCGACTCCTGAGGACATGACAGTGTAACCACCGTAGAACATTCCCACGGCGGAACACACCACCATGGCCTTTTTGAAGACGATACCCATTATAGACTCCTAAGTTATTGGATTGCCGATGTGGAAGAACTACCTGTTAATTCAGGTAACCCCTCGACCTAGTAGTACTCTTAGTCCGCCAGACTCACGGCTGACGGGAGATACTAAAAAAGGTCCGGATCACAGCTATATGATCCGATCATCTTGCGATGATTAAGAACGGGGC